ATGGCCGATACGTCACCCTTAATAATTCGAATTTTGATGAAAGCTCTTTCCGATTATCTGGGAATCCAGGTGATTCGAAAGAACCAGGACGGTCCGCGACCTGCTTATCCATATTGTGCGTATGGAGCTCTTGCGCGAAGTAAGGATGCCGAGAACATACGTTATCCGAAACCGAATTCCGATCAGACAAAGATTTCTACGGAATACTTCATACCGGAAGAGGCGAAGATCTCTCTTTCTTTCTACAATGCGAATACAGAAAAGCCCTTAGATTCTCTTTACGAACTCGCAAATAAATCTCGGGAGTGGTTTGAAATCCACGGAAAGAGTGAGGTCGAGAAGATAGGAATCGTCGTAGACGATTTTAGTTCAATCCAGGATCGAACGACATTACTCGATGTTGTTTATGAATATCAAATTGGATTCGATTTCCGAATCCGGGGCTTTCGCAAAGCCGAACTCGTAGTGGATGCAATCGATTTGGAATCCACTTTTAATTCTATTGACTGGGAGAACGAATAACGTGAGTCAAATTTCAAACATAGCAATCGACATTGCACTTAAAACCTTACCACTTGCACAAAAAGGGTTTGGGCTTGCGCTCGTTGCGGGGATTTCTCCTCGTAATATAAATTACGAACTCGATATTTTATCCGGGGTTTCGGGTATCAAGTGGAAAGCCGTAACCAAAGGCGAAACATATATCGAGGTGGAATATGTAGTCACGGGTAACAGTTCTCCTCTTTCCGTTTCAAGAACTGGTTCTGGTACTTCCGCAGATCCGTATTTAATTTCTGTTCACTTGGCGACAAACGGAACCGGAGTGGCAACCTCGACAGCCGCTCAGATCAAAACGGCGGCGGAGGGGGTAAACGAGGTCGGAGGAAGTTCTAAAATTATAACCCTTTCTCTTTTGGAAAATCCCGGAAACGGAATTGTGACGACTTTCCAAAAACTGTTCCTTGTTGATCCGACCGATCCATACTTAGAAATTCAAGACGCAGACGAGTTACTTGATCCTGCGATCGGATACTCTCAGACGTCGTCTGAATACAAAATGGCGCAGGCGATTTTTTCAGGGTCTCCACGAGCGGAAAAAATCGCCGTAGTAAAACTCGATTCTTTCGGCACTCTTCCGCAAGAGTTGGCAGACTTGAGAAATGACGGATTCGATTCCTGGTATTGCCTTTTGACAACCACGAGAGTCCTATCCGAAATTAAGATCGCTTCTACATATCTTAATTCATTAGAAAAGTATTATATTTGTGGAACCGCAGACCAGAGCATAGTCAACGAGCTTATCAATCACGAAAGAACTCTTCCTATGATTTCAAATCATTCCGAGGAATTCCCGGATGCGGCTTGGTTTGGAAGATGCGGATCGGCGGCGATCGGATCTATTCAATGGGATTCTAAACAGTTAAACGGACAAAGAAACTCCGACGTTACCATGTCCGAGCAATCTCAAATCCTTGCGAAGAACGGGAACTTGATTCGTGAAATGGGAGGTGTAAACGTTACCTGGGAAGGTAAGACGTTATCAGGCCAATACATCGACAACATCCACGGTCGCGACTATCTAAAAGCACGACTTCAAGAAGCATATCATTCCCTCAAGATAAACAACGACAAGATCCCGATGACTATCTCCGGGCTTAGAATGGTTGAAGCCGCTCTAAGAGAGGTGTTTAGAGATTGTGGTCGTCGCGAAATCATCGCAAAAGTTGAAGACGCAGACGGAAGAAGCCGTTCCGATCTTGGAGACTTTCAGTACAAACTTAGTATGCCGGAAACGATTTCCGACATTCCGACAAATGACAGAGCAAATCGAAAGGTTCCTCAAATCAAGTTTTCCGCAACGATCGGCGGCGGAATCAATAAAATCGAAATTTCTGGAACGATGGGGGTTTAACACAAATGGATAGTGTATTTGATCTTTCGACAAACACGGTGATTATTCTCGATCCGGCTCCGATGGATGTGTCCGCCGGTCTTTCAATCGACGGTGATTTCTTTTCCTCTGAAAAAGAAAACAAAGACGAGGTGACGACACGTCGCGGAACTAAGGACGAAAGTTATTCCTCGAATTCAATTCAGGATTCGTCTCGTGTTGTGACTTTAAAGTATCTTCCTTCTGCTCCGGCGGTCCCATATTTGCAGAATCTAAGAGAATCGAAAAGGGATTTCGGATTCGTATACACTTGTGAAAGCTCCCCAAAATTTAAGCTCACTGCTTCAAAATGTGTGTTTATGGAAGAGCCCAAAGTCTCAGTGAACGGAAAGACAGGTTTTAACGACCAGGAATTCAAGATCAGGCTCTTGGATTCAGTTCAAAAATTTCTATAAGGTTTCTTTAATATGTCCAAACCGAGCGATTGGTATGAGAAGAGGTTTTTTGATCTTGAAAAATTTAATATCATGTTTCTTACTCCTGCACCGCTCGACGCAACAGCCGGACTTATCTTAGAGGAGAAGTTTTTAAAAATTCAAAAAGAAGATGCAAAACTTGTAAAATACAAAGTCGGACTTGGCGGAGAGGTGCTTGTAAATGAAAATCAAAACGAAGTTCATTCACTTGAATTGATGTATCTTCCTTCCGCACCCGTGGTCGCGAAGCTGGACCTGTTGAAAAAGGCAGGAACCCGTTTTGGAATATTGATCCAAAACAAGTCCGCACCAAAATACAAAGGCGTTTCGAGTAATTGTAGAATATTAGAAAAACCAAATGTAGAAATCGGAACAAAGGGGTTCGGAAATTCCGTTTGGAAAATCCTCATGGTGGATTACACCGAAGTCTATTTAAGTTTATAAAGGAGAAGCAAATGTCCAAAACGCAAATCGAGGTCGTCGGCCAATCGGGCGATCGAAATATTTACATTCAATTTTTCAAAGGTGCGGAACCTGTTAAGGGTCAACTTTGGAAACTTCAGTATCCTGGAAACAAGATCGTCGATGAATGGTCCGAAGATATGGTTCGTTCTAAAGACGGCGAACTTCAACTGAAGTCGTCGTTTAGAACCGAAAAGTTTTTTAAGTCCTGCGTTATGGGTGTTACTGACCCGGTTGATTCTTTAGAAGAAGAACTCGTTGAGCAATACGGAGCGACTCCCACGAAAACTTTAAAGCGTGACGACATTCATCCGCGCCTCTACGGGCTTTGGGGGAAGCTCATTCCTCGATTTCTTGACGGGTCTATATGGGACGATCTTCCCGAGTCTGACGAAACAGCCAACGGAAGCGGAGATAAAGGCGGAGATAGAAAGGAGGATCAAGAGGAATAAATCGTATTACGATCTCTTTATATGCGGTTTATCGAATTTCTCCGAAGAGACGGTGAACCAAGCGAGTCCGATCGAATTCCTTGTGATTCAAGAAATTTTGAGAAGGAGACTTGAGTATCAAGAGAATCGGTTATACAAAACAATCTTGATGGAACCAAAACAGTGAGTGATCAAGTCCTTAGACGTTTGAGTATACGAGTTGACCTCGACGGAGTGAGTAACGCAAAGTCCGGCGTTCTTGGTCTCGGCCAAGTCGTAGACAATTTAGTGCGTCAATTTCTAAGGCTTGATCCGCAAATTTCCAGTTCCAGTAAGTCAATGGATGCGCTTTCCAAAAATACAGGAAAGCTAACCGAAAAGTTCGAACCTCTCACCGATAAAATTCCCGAGGGAATCAAGGATACTTCGGAACAGATTCAAAAGATGGCAAAGGCTCTCGGTGTTAGTGAAACGCAGTTAAACAAATTGATTGCAAAAACGAAAACCGATCTTCACCTCGCAGATGAATTCAGAGAAACCGCAAAGTCCGCAGGACTTACCGATCGTGAGATTCAAAAGATTTCCGGCCGAATCGAAGAGGCTAAGATCAAAACGATGGGTTGGATGAGCCTTATGAAAGGTCTTGCCGCGATGGGACTCGCCGCAGGACTTTCCGGTCTATTCGGTTCCGCATTAGATAAAGCCGGACAGATCGAAAAGTATCAAACCGTTCTTACAACAACCCTCGGTTCCGCTCAATATGCAAAAGCCGCAATCGGTGACATTCAAAAGTTTGCTCAGACAACCCCCTACGAAATGGCTGAACTTACCGGATCATATATCAAATTCGCAAATCGTGGAATGAAACCCACAATGGAAATGATGACTCGTTTCGGAGACATTGCGGCGAGTCAGGGAAAGAGTTTCGATCAATTTACCGAAGCCGCGTTAGACGCTACTATGGGCGAATTCGAACGCATGAAGGAATTCGGTATCCGAATGTCTTCCGCCGGTGGTCGAGTAATGATCCAATTCAAGGATTTCAAAAAATCCGTCGAAAAAACGCCCGCCGCAATCCAAGCCGCACTTTTGGAACTCGGAAAAATCAAAGGTGTTCAAGGCGGAATGGACGCACTTTCAAAAACGTGGGTTGGACTCGTATCTAACTTAAAAGACGGATTTGATCAGACGATCGCTAAGGCCGGTGAGTTTTTTGCATTTGCTCTTAAACCATTTTTAGGATTTCTTACGGACGGTGAACGCGGATCGGTCCGTATGCAATTTGCCCTTGCCGCGCTTGCAGTCGCTGTCGGAGTTGGGCTCGTTGGCGCAACGTTGGCATGGAAAGCAAGCCTGGATGCTGTCGCAATCGCTAAGATCGCCGCCTTTGGGGAGATGATCGGAATGGCTATCGCGATCGCCGCGTCTTTGACCACCATGTATCTTGTTCTCGAAGACATTTATATCTTCTTCGAATACGGAAGCGAAGGAAGCGAAACATACTTTGCCGAACTTTTAAAATGGTTCGGACTTACTGATTCCGAACTTGGCGATCTTCACAAAGGATTCCAAGATTTCAAAGTTATGCTTTCGGGTGTTTGGAACGCGATTTCCGAATTCGCAAAATCTGACACAGGAAAGATGATCGGAAAAGTCGCTTTAATCATAGTCGGAATTGTCGCCGCGATTGCGTTCTTACCTGCGACAATTACTCTCGCTTTGGTGACACTGGCGACAGTAGTTTACACAAAGTGGGGACAAATTACAAAATGGATTTCCGACGCGTGGGATTCTACATTAAAGTTTCTTTATAAAGCCGCGATTGTCGCAGGAAAGCTTCTTGTGACCGCAATTTTTCCTCTTGCTGGAATCTATCTCTTTAGAGACGAGATCGGTCAAGCTCTGGATTGGATCTGGAACAAGATGCAATCGATTCCGTTCCTAAAACCTTGGCTCGACGAAATCGTAAATCTTAAGAATCAGGCGAAATCTATTTTCGAATCTATCCTGACTGCGATCAATACGGGACTCAGTTCTCTTTTTGATTTCGACGGCCTCACTCGGTATTTCACAAAGACGATCAACGAAATGATCGATCGAATCAATACCGCTATGACATCCGTTCCGTTGTTAAAGACCGTTTTTCCAAAGATTCCACATATTGAGGCTAGAGAGAAAGGCGGTCCTATCGAAGCAGGACAACCGTATATCGTAGGCGAGAAAGGACCGGAGATTCGAACCTTTGAAAGATCCGGCTCAATCATTCCAAACGACAAGTTATCTGCTTATCAACCGGTTGCGCGTTCTTCTTCCGAAAAAGGAATCATCTTCAACATTGAGAAGATCGAAGTAACAGGCGGAACAACCACAGAGCAAGCAAGGAATCTATGGTCTGAGTTAAAACGGATCGCTAAAGAAAATGAGAATGAAATGAGAATTTCGTTAGGGCTGGCTCCGATATGAATTTCTTTTCAGGAAGAGAAAGGATCGGAATTACTGGAATACAAAACGGTAAGAAGGTAACGATCGATTTGAATGTCACCACAGCATTTAGTCAAAGCTATCCTGTTACGATCACTGAACATCCAGTTGAAAAAGACCCAGATAATCCAGATACCGGAAATATTACTGACCATGTAATTCCAGTTTCTCCAACTTTAGGAATGACGTGCACTTTAGATGATGACGTTGAGCTCGCTTCTATTACAACCAAATCTGAGAAGTTGAAAACACTCCTATACTGGCAAAGGACCGGAAGCATTGTAAAATTCGAAGGATATGGTACGGGCGGACTTATCGGAAAAATGCTTAGTTTCTTTGGAATATCGGGACTGTTTAACGATGATTTAGAAGAGCCGTTGTATATGGGTCTTGATGACGATGTGATTGAAAACATCGCGATTGGAAATATTCGAACTCGTCGAGATGTTGAACTTGGGAAATCTGTTGAACTTACCTTAGATCTTAATCGTATCATAGTCACTGAAGCAAAAACGGTTCAAGGTTCAAAAAAAATAACCGTTAAAGGGAAAACTCCAACGACAGAAACAGGGGTATCGTCATCTCCAAAAATCAAGAGTGCGGCGAAGGCGGGAACATGATTCGATCTTTACCAATTCGTTTTGAGGAGTTACCAGTCTCCAAAGTATTTCAAATCGGAGACAAGGACTATGAATTTGAATTTCGATACAACACTCGCTTTGATTTTATTTCTCTCTATGTAAAAGAGAGTTCACGTTTTCTTCATACAAGTAAGCTCTCTTACGGAATTGATTGTCTGTCTGGTTTTGCAGATTTTAGTTTAGTTCCATTAACCATAACAGATCTTACGAAAAGTGAATATTCGAATCTACAAGTAAATAAAGAGACCTTTGGAAAAAACGTTTTACTTTTCTACGATGACGGAAAGGGTTAAGCAATGAAACATACAATTTATCTAATACTCCTACTTTTTTTCATTTCCGTTTTTTCATTAAACGGCAAATCAATTTCTGCGTCATGCACTTTGAACGGAGTCAAGTTGTACGGAAAAGTCCGTATTGTAAAAATAGGTGAAGACTTTAAAGTTGAAGTCGTTCGACATAATGAAGACCTCAAAGTTGAGGCTGGTTCCGAAAATCCGAATAGTTGCGGACGTTGGCAATTTGTGAATATTGGTGAAGATTTTAAAATTCGATATGTGGATCATAACGGAGATTTTAAAATTCGTAATGTGGATCATGGAGCGGGAATTCCCTAATCTATGAAGCAATTCCTACGAAACATAGAGGTTATGATCGAATCGCCGGATGGAAAGGTGAAAGTATTTTCGCATAACCCGGGCGAGGCGATTCATTTCTCTATCGAATTTGAAGTTGAGTTTAGCGGAACGAATGTAACGTCTGTGACGCTTTATAATGTTTTGAATTCAACCGTAGGAATGTGTACCCCAAGGGAAGGGAAGACAAAAAAGGATTCTGCAAATGCAAAAGCGGAACTCTCGGTCGGGTATTGGGAGGATCTGACTTTAATTGCGAAAGGAGAAATTATTCAGCACAAGGTTGCGATGCGTGGAGCTGATCGTATCTTTGAGTTTAAAATTTCGGATATGGTAAACAAACTATACGCTTATTCCGTTACGGAAACGTTTGAAAAAACTTTGGTTTCCTCTGCATTGAAGCAAATTTTTGAAAAGTATGGTATTTCCTATTACGCCCTTCGGATTTCGGATGACGTATTACTCGACTCGATCACTTTCGCAGGCGCCTCGTTATCTGTGGCGATCGATCGCCTTGCAAAACTTGTCAAAGCAAAACGTTATTTTAAACTCGGAAAACTGATCGTCGAAGACGAAACCTGGTCGAAAAACAATCAGTCAAATAACGTTCCACTTTTAGATAGAACAAGCGGTTTAATTGGAACGCCACAAAAGACAAAATCCGGCTGGAAGGTTCAATGTTTGCTTAACCCGCTTATCGCAATGGGCGAACCCGTTCATCTTACCTTTACCGATAATACGACCGGTTCGAAAATCGATTCGCAATATGTTGTCACTCACGGAACTCACAAAGGTTCTTCCCGATTCTCGGATCATATAACAGAATTTGAATGTAAGGTTGCGTGATGATAACCCCCGAAGTCTTGCAGGATAAGATCAATCAGGAACTTTCAAAAGTCTGGACTGGGCTTTATGGTAAAATCGATTCCTATGACAAAGCCTCTTTGACTGCAAAAGTGAAGCCGCTCCTTAAGGTTCCAACCGAAGACGGATTCCAAGAGCTCCCGATCCTTGTAAAACTTCCGGTAAACGTTTTTCATTCCGGCGGTGTATTGATCGTTCCTGATTACAAAAGAAACGATTTGGTCTATTTGGCTCCTTCTCCGCATCCGATTAAAGATTCGATTCGAAGTCAATTTGGTAAAACTCAAAATAGTTTGGATCAGACGGAGGCGCCGAGTTTTAGTCTTGAAAATTGTTCTGTTATCGGTGGAGTTCCGAATCATCCGTTTCAACTGCCTCCGACAGTTCAAAAGGATGGACTGGTTATCTGTGATACATTAGGAAATTCGTATATACTCATCTCTTCATCTTTGATCGAGTTTAAGTCGGGGCTCGCGAATACGGAGAAGGCTGTATTGGGCGAGACTTTGGAAGGAATATTGACCGAAATATTAGACGCGTTATCCGCTTTGACCGTTCCTTGCACAGCTCCCGGAACAAATTCTTTAACTCCGGTCAATGCGTCCGTCTTTGCCTCTATAAAAGCAAAGTTGAATACGATCTTGTCGCAAAAGGTAAAGAATAACTGATGAACACATTTTTGATTCAGGATAGAGATTTGAAACCTGTTAAAATTTCAGGACCGGACTGTCTAAAACAAAGACTGGAAAACCGATTCAGACTTTGGAAAGGTGAATGGGAGTATGATAAGCAAATCGGATTCGCTTGGGATAACGTGATTCGAAGAAATCCGATTGTAAAAGACGTCGAGTCTTTGGTGCGATCCGAATTGAGAAAAGATCCTGAAGTCGTATCGGTCGAATCCGTTGAAGTGATTTTTATCGATACCGAAGAGAAAGCAATTCAATACGAAAAGTCTCTTCGAACCGCGATCATTCGTTATGTTCTCACGTCGACCTATGGAGCTTTGAAAGGAGAAATATGAGTAACTACGGTGCAACAGCGATCGGCTTCGTGATTAAAGAACAAGAGCAAATTAAAGCGGATTTGATTTCACTTGCACAAGATCCCTCTATTTTTGGACCGGATGAGGATGTATCTCCGCATGCACCTCTTGGTATGTTTATTGAGCTCGTATCTCGTTCTCAGTCTGAAATATGGCAAGCTGTCGAATCCAATTACAACGAATCCTATCTCGAAACTGCGACAGGTATTTCTCTTGATCGTTTGGTTCGTTTAAAAGGAATCAAACGAAAAGAAGCTCAAACAGAAAAAGTCAATCTTGTGATACATGGGATTGAATACGAGGCTGTTCCGATAGGACTTCTTGTCGGTACTTCAAAGGGCATTCAATATCGTGCAATCGAAGAAAAGGTAATACAATCCGGTTTCGCAAGTGTTCAGTTTGAAGCGGTTCACCCTGGATTGACTCAAAGAGTAGCTCCGAATTCATTGACGGTTTTTGTTAATCCAAGCTCTTCGTTTTCTTCCGTTACGAATTCCGAATCGAGTTCAGGAGGCTCAGAACGAGAAACAGATCCAGAATTATTTACGCGATACCTTGAACTCGTCACGACTGAGAAAAATTCTGGAGCTCTTGCATATATAAAAGCTCAGATTGAGAATGAACCTTCCGTCGTAAGCTGTTCAATTCGAGAAAACAAATTGAATGTTGCGGTCGATGACATGCCTGGAAACTCGATGCGATTTATAGTTGACGGTGGTTCAAACAGTCTGGTTTCGAATTTAATTTACAAATACAAACCGGCAGCAATCAGATTAGTCGGATCGATTCAAGAAACAGTTGATGACAATCTAATATACTTCGATCGTCCTTCGGATCTTGCCATTTTTGCAAAAGTTGAAATCTGGAAGAATGGTTCTTTTGATAATAACAGCACGTCGTTTATCAAAACTGCAATCGTCCGAACGATCGGAGGTATCGATACGGTTTCAGGAGTCAACTACGTTTACAAAGGCCTTGGAACCGGAAAAAACGTTGTCGCCTTTCCGATATATTCAGCAATCGGAAACATAACCGGAATTGAGAATCTATTGATCCAACTTGGATCAAGCGTCGGTGCGATCAATAGTAATATGGTATCCGTTCAGGCCGCGCAGGTAGCGAAGATTATAACGGCAAGTATTCAGGTGGTCATTCATTGATGGATCACCTTGCTTTCGTTGAAAAACTACCTGGGAGCATCTATCGAAAAGATCCAGAATCAGGAGCCGCCAAACTTTGGAGCCTTGTTGCGAAAGAATCGAACGAACTTGAAGAGGTTATAATTCCTTTTTATGATCTCGAAAAACAAGTTGGAATTCAGTTGGATAAAATCGGAAAGACTTTTGGCGTTGAACGTCTTGGACTTTCAGATGAGGCATTTCGAAAAAAAATTCCCAACTCTCAAATCAATCAATTCATTTCGATTCCTGCGCTGAAAGGATTGTTAGAAGAATATTCAGACGACCCGATCGTGCGAGAAATGTGCTATCCAGTTCAATTTGAATGGGAGACTTTCGATGGATCTGACGCTTTAAACGGAACCGGATTATTTGAGCCTGCTATGCGAGTTTCAAATGAACTTTTCTTCGATGGAAACGGAACGCTTGACGGTTTAGATTTTTTAGATCCTACTAAAGTCCGCCCCGCCGCTCTTGAGATTGATATTGGAATACTTAATGCCGAAATTTTGTCAGAGGCTTATGATAAAATTTCTAAAGCAACAATCGGAATTACGCTATATATGAAACATTTCAAGGAGTTAGAATAATGAGTTACAATAACACTCTTTCACGTATGTGGGATAGAACGACACCTCGCGACGGTCTTCTCTTGCAAACAGAATTCCAAAGACTTTTGGATAATGACGCTTTTCTAAAATCTGGTATTGATACAAACACAAGTTCTATTACAACTTTAACAAATCTCATAAACTCGCTTTTGATCCCCATCGGAGGAATTGTTGAGGACAATTTTGACCAGTTGGCGGGTTCCAACTTTGTCTATGCAAACGCCCAATCTATCTCTAGAGTTTCCTTTGGTATGCTTTGGAATTTAGTTAAAAGGTCTATTACCGGAATCGTTCCCGCAACGGATCGGATCAATTGTACAAATCACGGATGTATTGAAGGTCAATTGGTAAAGTTTTCTTTTACAGGGGGAGGAGTTAGTGCATTAGTTAATTATTATGTACGTAACCCGACGACAAATGACTTTCAAATTTCTTCTACCGCCACTGGTTCTATTTTAGATCTAACCTCTTCTCAAACGGGAGAGATGATTATAAATGTAGAATACGGCTTTGGAGACGGTTCAACAACGTATAATGTTCCGGATCGACGTGGTATATTTGCACGAGGTGCAGGAGTTCATGGGTCGCGATCAAAAGCCGCTGGTGGGAATTATGACGGTGGTGCAGTTGGATATGCGGGACAAGACCAGGAACAGGGCCGGGGACTCGCAGCGCCTCTTGGAACTTTGGCTGGAGGCGCCTACGGATTGAACCAGGGCCTGGGAGGTCAATGGGTTTTTACTGGAGGTGGAAATTGGGGAGGAACTCCGGTAAACGCGACACTGCCAATTACGGACGGCGTAAACGGGACACCACGAACAGGAAACGAAACCACTCCCGCATATATAGCAGTAAAATACAAAGTGAGGGTAGCATAATGAATTACATATTAGAAAAATTGAATAAACAAGTGATTTGGATCAACACAGACCCAAATCGATTAGTTGGAGAAAAAGCCTGGGGGAACTTTAAACCTAATCAACACGAAATCGTATATTCTCTTCACTACAATCCAGAAATTGGAGAAACGTTTGTTGCGGAAATTAAAGAAGGAGTAGCGCAAGATTTTATTCCCCAAAAAGTATATAATAAAATTTCGGGAGAGGAGAGAATCCTACAGAGCTGGGAAGATAAAATAGATTCGGAAATAGAAACGGAGATAGAACCTTTCAAGGACTCTGCCGGAAATCTGGTGGAGTATCAAAAATATACGGATTCCGGTTGGATGATCGATCAAGAACGCAAAAAAGAATCTTTGTTAGAGAAAAATAGCCAGACCTTTTATTCCAAACTTGACTCTTATAGAAGTAAGGTTGTTTATCGTAATACACTTTGGGATTCCGGTAAAACTTATTTAGAGAATATTCAAAAAACATTAACTCTTTATAACAAACAACGGATTATCTCCATCCCGGAATGGAGAGATGCAAATGACCAATTTCATTCTTTGAGTGTAGAAGAATTATCGGAATTATTGGATTTAATCGAGTTAGATCTTTTTAACGCAGGCAGAATTTTATATACTAAAAAATGGGAAATGGAAGAAAAAATTCGACATTTAGCTCCACAAGAATTTTTGGATTTGTCTATAGAATGGAACTTGAGTTGAGAATTATATAGAAACTTATATTTGTTGTAAGGGATGGTATTTCGGATTAAACGAGAATCTTTTTCCGATTTGTGTCTTGTGAATGGCTCTTTGAACTTGATAGATTGGATCATTCCAGTAAATATATATTTTTATTTAGCTTTGATCAAAGAAGAATTTTGATACTTTCGAGTTCTAAGAGTCGTTTTTTGTTTTAGATTATTAATAAATTATGATGTTTTAAAGATGCGGAGATTCAATCATATCTATTCTAAGTTAAGAATTCATACAAATAATTCAAAACTACTCATTTCTATAAAATTAAGTCCCTGACTGTTTGTCATAAAGAGTCGTTTTATGTAGATTTGATATGATCCAATGAGAAAGCGATTGAGGCTTAGGGAACTCAGCAGAATGCTTTCTATGGGGCGCGTTCTATAATAAATTGAAACTAAAGACGAAATTATTGTATAATGTTTCTTTCATACAATTTATTGACTGAAGCTGAAAGCGCGGTCCGGCAAAACCAGATTTGCCCATATTTTCTTTTACAGAATTCACATTAATTCAGTATAAACTGTCGGGTTGGATACTTTGTTGTAATAGTCTTTGAGTAACATTTATATAAATTTTTATATTTTGTTAGTATTATCAGATAATTTTAGATAAAATTTTTTAAGCAAGTTGGTGTTATAAAGAATCTATTTTAAAATTTCAAAATATATAAATGATAGTATTTGGAGTCTGTCTCAAAGCCTCAAAAAATTTGAGCAATAATTTTTTAGAAATTTTAGATAAAACACAATAGTTTACAAATTAGACTGCATTTTACGATTTGTGAGCTTCTAAACAATTATAAATATTCTTAAATATTTGCAGTAACTCCTATATAAACCGTTCATCTGTCTTTTAATATCAATATTTATAATATTAAGGAAAAACAATTATGTATTCATTATATATGACAGGATGGTAACACAAAACAAAAGTTACTTTATAAAAAAGAACTAATAGTAATTAAACTAAATTTATTCAATTGACTCTAAAAAAATCTTTTCTAAAAAAACTTTTTGAGTCCAAGGAATAAAATGATCTTCTTTTTCCAGTTCTATAGTAGTGAGTTTAGAAGGTGAAAATATAGATTTAAAAAATTCTAAATTATTAAAAGATACTAAAGAATCTTTTTTTCCGTGGATTAAAATAATTTTACAGGGAATCAATTTCCAAAATTTTTCTAAAGATTCTAATTGAGATTTAAGAGGAAACATTTCGTCATTACTATTTTTGAGACTGAGTGGTAAAAGATTTTTAACCCAAGTCCAATCTGCAATTTGGTTATACCAACGAATTTCTTCTTCTTTGGAACTTAGAGGTGCAGCAAGTAAAACGAGTGTTCTAATCTTGTAAGAAAAAACTATAGAGATTCTTGCAGCGATTGGGGCTCCGTAAGAATGTCCTACAAGAATGATTTTAGTATTTTTGTCTAATGGGAACTGATTTAAAAAAAATTGAATTGTTTTTCCTAAGATAAAGGCTTGTTTTTCCACGTTTGGAATCACTTCGTTTGGGTTTGAATTTCCGAAACCGGGTCTGTCCATGGCAAAAATACAAAATTTTTTGTTTAAAGTTTTATTTCCCAAATACCAATAATAATTTTGCCAACCTCCGGGGGAACCATGTATAAATATTAAAATATTTTGATTTTTTAAATTACACCCTGATGCAACCCCATAGACTTGTTTTCCTTCCACCGTAAAATTAAACTCTTTGAAATTGATTCCAGAATTTTTGAGAAGGATTAAACTTTCTTTTGGCTTTTTTTTTAAATCCTCTGGAATGCTACAATAACTTCCCAAAAAAAGAAATAGGAAAAAAACAAATTTGGAATACATATTGAGAACCTCTATAAGATCTAAAGATAAAATTAAATTTGTATACTAAATTAGGATTTTTATAGAATCGTTTCATGAAAGGTTTATTTTATAGAAATATATATTATAAATTCTATTTTTAAGAGAGAGGTTCTCCATTTTGAATTTGAGAATAAAATTTAAAAAAAGTTTGGTTTGGTTTTAATTCATCTTCAGGATCATGTAGACCTTCTCTAATTTTTTTTACTAGATACATATCGATTTCCCCTTTGTTTTTCGCTTTAATTTTACCTCTATAATCACAAATAAAAAAATCTTTAATTTTTTCAAAGGTTTCCTGAGATATATTTACTTCTCCTGGGATTCCTGAACTTTCCATCCGACTGGCTGTATTTACTGAATCTCCCCAAATATCGTATGCAAATTTTTTGGTTCCAACTACACCGGCGACTACGGAACCAGAATGGATTCCAAGTCTAAGTTCCCAAAAAGGAAGATGATTGTTTTCTCTTTCCTTTTTTTTGAGGCGCATAAATTTTTGAAATTCAAGACCGCATAACACTGCGTCGATGGAATGTGTATTGTTTACGATAGGAAGTCCACCCGCGGCCATGTAAGAATCTCCTATGGTTTTGATTTTTTCCATACCGTGTTTTTTGGTTATGAGATCGAACTCTCTGAAAAAAAGATCGAGTTCGCTTAACAATTCTTCTGGAGACATAGATTCCGCGATCTTTGTAAAACCTGCCATATCTGTAAAAAGAACCGTTACATTTTCGTAACGGATTGGAACCACAAAATCATTTCTTTTTAATTCTTCCGCGACGGATTCGGGAAGAATATTCAATAAAAGAGAATCCGATTTTTTTCTTTCTATATTCAAATTTCTAGTAAGAATAAAAATTAAAAGCCCTGTTAAGATTTGAACAAATAAGTAATTACCACCCGCATCCAAATAACGTTCTGTATCATTAGAATATGATTTAACTAATTCTCTATGAAAAAATTCGATACCATATAAAAAAGCGGTTGAGGTTGCATAAATCAAATAAACGAGCCAAACGTTATGTTTTCTAAGAAGTATAGTTGCAATTACAAGAGCGGGAATAAAGTAATAATGATTACCACCTATAGAGCCGCCGTTAAAAAACCACATCCAAGAAAGATAAATTAGAATGATAAGATTAAATGGCCAAAACAGAGAATGATAGATACTTTTTATTCTGGAAATAAAATACATACCTATTAGTAAAGTTCCGGAGATAAAGTTGAGAAAAAAAATCGCTAAAAAGTTTTCTAGATAAAAAGAAGAAAACGCTCCAAAAATGTTCAAAATTCCGTTCACAAATGAAACCGTGTTGAAAAGTCTATGTTCGAGCGAATTTTTTTTAGGATCGCCAAACAAAAAATAAATGATTTTAAGGGCTATATCGGTCACGTTTTTTACCTCTTCGGGTTGTAATTTTATATTCAT